AATGGCTCGACGCCACCAATTACCGCAACGATTATCGCATGATCAAGGCGTTTCTGGCGTGGGCGGAAATGGCTAAAACACCATCGCTCGGGCAAGTGCCGACGATCATCAAGCCGGTCGCCTTGAATGCCTGACGATTTGGCGCTTGAGAGTTTCGATGCCACCGATCCGGCGGCCATTGCCAATGCCGACCGGGAGAGCAAGCGCAAGGCCCGCGAGGACGCAGATATCCTGCGCTTCCTCATGCAAACCAAGAAAGGCCGCGCGTTTCTTTACCGCCGCCTGGAAATGTGCCACATCTACGGCGCTGGCTTGACCGCTGGCATCACATTTGCTCCCGGACAACCGGATATGACCGCCTTCCAGTTGGGCCAGGAGAACATCGGCAAGCGGCTGATGATGGAAGCGATGGATGCCTCGCCCGATCTCTATGTGCAGATGATGCGGGAACAGCGCGAGGAAGAAGCCCGGTTGGACGAAGTGCGCCGGCGCGAGGAACGAAACCGTGAAGTGCAAAATAGACCGATGAGCGAAGGCGAATTGAAGTTGGTCGACGATCTGCCGCCGCCGGCCGGCTATCCGGGCGGGCCAGCATTGCCGAAGAAGGACAAGAAGAAATGAACCTGCAAAAAGGCTGGATTCGCACCAAAAACGGCGTGGCAGAGTGCAATTATTATGCGCTGCAAAACGGCTGGCGCATTTTTTGGCCGCATCCAGAAACCTACGATCCAACATCGTGGAAGGTTTGCGATGAAACTGGCAGCGTTCTAATGAAGCTCTCCAATGCCGTGCAGCTATTGGATTTCGTGACCGTCATTCGGAAAATGCTTTCGACAGAAGCAAAAAGCAACGCCGCCTAATAGGTGATCAATGCCTCCTGAAACCGCACCCTCCACCGTTCCCGCATCCCCTACGCCGGCCGTCGCGACGACGACGGCGCCGGATGGGAATTCGTCTGGCTTGGCAACTTCTACCTCGGCAGCGAGCGTTGCCGCGACTACGGACTCCAGTGCTGCGGCTGCGGCGCCATCTTCCACGGCTACGCCACAACCAGCCACACCCTCCACCGCTGCGCCGGTCGCGCCCGCAACAGGAGCGAAATCGGATAGCGTCGCCGCCCCAGCCACAGGCGACGCTAAAACCGCCGGGCCCACCCCCGGCGCGGATGGCGGGAAAGCCCCCAGCTCCCCGCCATCCACCCCCGAATCCACGCCGTCTCTTCTCGAGGCGGCGGCGGGCAAGCCTAAGCCAACGGAAGCCAAGCCTGACGGCAAGGCGGCCGATGCAACAAAGGCTGCCCCGGATGCAACGCCGACCCCGGCTGATGCAACGAAAGCAGCCCCAGACGTAACAAAGGCTGCCGATGCTGCAAAAGCGCCAGACTCGGCAAAAGACGCCACGGCTGCGGCGCAGCCCCCGGCTCCGGTAAAGTACGAAGCGTTCAAGGTTCCCGACGGCGTAAAACTCGACGACAAGGAAGTGGCGAAGTTCACAGAAATCGTGGGCACCCGCCAGCTCCCGCAGGAAGACGCCCAGAAGCTCGTCGACCTCTACCTAGAGGACCGAAAGCGTCTGGAAAACGATCTGCGCGTCGAGCAAAGGAAAGTCTGGGACCGGCAGATTGACACCTGGAAGAGCAATCTGCGCAAAGACCCCGTGTTGGGCGGCAACCGTCTCGAAACATCCTTGAGCATGGCGAAAGCCGTGGTCGAGGAATTCGGCGGCACCGCCGAGCAGCAAGCCGAACTCTGGCGGCACATCAACGAAGGTACCGGCAACGGCATGGGCAACTATGTCGGGCTGGTGCGGTTGCTGCACAATATCGCGGTTTTTGCCAACGTCTTCGAAGATTCCAGCGTGCCCGCCAATCCGAAGGCGCCGGCAATGCCCAAGGGCAAGCCCGGTTCCGGCCAGACCGGCTGGTACAAGGAGAGCATGGGCAACGGCGCCGCTACGGCGCCATAGCGTCCCCTCGCGTCAAACCTGAAAACCGCTTCGCAGGAACGAAGCCCAAGCGCGATTCCCCCGGACCGATGCGCCGCATGGTCCTACGGAGTCGTACAAAATGGCCTATCTTACCCTCGCCGATATCGGGCGCATGGTCGATCCCGACGGCAAAATCGCCGACATGGCGGAACTTCTCTCCCAGTGCAACGAAATGGTCGACGACATGCCTCTTGTCGAGGCGAACGGGCTGACCACCCACGTCACCACGGTACGCACCGCACTCCCCAAGGGCACCTATATCCGCTACTACCAGGGCACGCCCTACGCGGCATCGAACGCCGCGCAGCTTGAGTTCGGCATGTCGCTCCTGCGCGATTATTCGCAGGTCGACCGCGAGCTCTGCCGCCTCGGTGGCCAGGAAAGCGTCCGCCGCGAGAAGGAGGACGTGGCCCACATGGAGGGCCTCTCCCAGCAGCAATCCACGACGCTCGCCTACGGCAACTCCTGGACGACGCCGGAGCAGTTTACCGGCTGGAGTCCATTTTACAATACGGTCGCCACCACGACCGCGCAGAATGCGGTCAACGTGTTCGATTGCGGCGGCACCGGCTCAAGCAATGCGTCCCTCTGGTTCATCGGCTGGGGCGATTCCACCGCCTACGGCATCTACCCGAAGGGTTCCAAGGGTGGCTTGGTATTCGAGGACAAGGGCGACGTCGTGCCCGGCTTCGACGCCAACTTCCAGCGCTTCGAAGCCTACACATCGCTGTTCCAGTGGCAGCTCGGCCTCGTGGTCGAGGACTGGCGCTATACGGTGCGGATGTGCAACATCGACACCACGACCGCCGGGCTTCTCGGCCCGACGCCGCCCGACCTCTTCGCCATCATGGCGCGGGCGATCGTGCGGCTGCCGACTGCAGGGCGCACGGTCTCCGGCATCACCCACAGCGACGCTCCCGACAAGGTGGCGCCGGCGATCCGGCTGAAAATCTACGTCAACCGCATCGTGCGGGCGTCGATGGACATTCAAGCCATCCGCGACCGGAACGTGCTCTTGTCGCCCACCGACTACGCCGGGCGACCGATCGTGAACTGGCGCAACGTGCCGATCGGCGTGCAGGACGCATTGCTGTCGACCGAAGCGCGCGTCGTCTGACGCTTCCCGAAACACGAACACAGGAAATCATCACCATGGCACTCCAAGACCAGAACTTGGTGCTCGGGACCGCGCAGGTCGTCACGGCGAGCGCGCCCACCACCTTCACCTACGACATGCTTACGCATGCTCTCTACAACTCGACAAGCGGCACCTATACGGTGCCGCCGAATGCCATCATCGGCGCCCCCAACAACCCCACGACGTACTATTGGGGCGAAGACTTGGGGCTCGGCCGCGGCATGGGTACGCCGGCGCTGGAGTTCTTCTCCGGCTCCGGCACGCCGATCACCGCGACCTCGCTGCAAATTGCCATGCAGGGCGCTCCCGACAATGGTGGCGGCACCATCTCGGGCCTGAGTTTCACCACCTATATCGAGACTGCGGCGATTCCGTTGGCCTCGATCTTGTCCTCGATCCGGCTCGCCGCGTTCGATCTGCCGAGACGGCAGGTCGAATTGGCATTGCCCCGGTTCATCCAGGGCTATTTCACCGTCGGCGGCTCGAACTTTGCCGGGCTGACGATCACGTCCTACATCAACCTCGGCGGCACCTCGGCGCAAGCGAGCCTTGGGCAGTATCCGTCGAACTACTGATCTCCGTACCCGGCCGTTGCCTGAGTGGCGGCCGGTAACTTCTCGCGGCGGCGTGGAAACACGCGGCCACTGGATAAAATGCCCCCATTGGCGTGAGCGCCGGGAGAAAGTCCCGGAGGATGGGAAGTAACGCCACCCCGACGGCACGCCAGCTCGGCCGGAGAAGCTCACAGGGAGCCGCGAGATTTTTTCCCTTTCCTCTAAAGGACACACAATGACCGAGAAAACCCGCAATCCGCTTGAGGCATCCGCCGATGGCGACGAGGCGCTGTTGGCGCAATACGGCTTCGCCGAACTCCCGGTGCAGTTCGCCATGCGCGACGGCAACAACATGATCCGGGAGCAGGACGCCTGCTACCGTTGCGCCGCCGATGGCTTCTACGGCAAGGGCACTTCCGGCACCTGGTACGAGGAAGGCTCCATCATCGTCATGGACATCACGCCGAACTACCAGACCGAGCCACTGAACCGCGCCGCGGCATTGAAATGGGCCAAATGGGCGGCTTCGCTACCGACCCACCGCGCATCCTTCGATATCGGCGACATGGCGGAGGCCTCACAGATACTCGCCAAGAACCCGGACGTGCAGAAGCTCGATCCGATCGCCTACCAGACGGCGCTGATCAAGCTCTGCGAGGAACTGAAAATCCGGCGCGACGGCAAGGACGCCAGATCGCTTCCTGGCCTGCAGCATAACTTTGCCTCGCAGTCGGGCCAATCCGGCGCCCCGCCGATCCTCGGCGCCAAGGTGGCGCAGATGGCGAACGCCGGTCCCGGCAGCCTGCATGGCGCCCAGGCGCCCAAGGGCGGCGTGCGCCGCGCGTCACCAGCGTCCCCGATCGGCGTTTCTACATTGGGCGGCTTGCCGCCTACCCCATAATCCCAACCCTCACAGGAGCGCCGCGTAGCGGCGGACTGAAATGATGAACATCAGACGCAAGGCGCTCATCGCCGCCGCTCTCGCGATGTCGGTTGGCGCAGCCGTGCTTGGCGGTATCTTTGTCGGTCCGTCATGGTCACAGAACGCCGGGCAAATTCTGTCGTCCATTCTTTCCACCGACTTGATCCAGATCTACCGCGGCGGCACGGCATCCTTCACCTACGCCTATCCGTCGCAATTGACCTCGACCAGCGGCTATCAGAAATATGCCCCGCTCACAGGATTTTCGTATACCTTCCTCAATGCCACGTCCTACATGGAACTCAATCCGTCGGGCACTCTGGCGGCAGGCTATGTGACGCTGGCGCCGGCACCGTCGGATGGGGCAAGAGAATGCATTTTCTCGAGCCAGATCATCACGGCGTTTTATCTTAACAAGGGTGCCGTCGCGCAAACCGTCAACAATGCCGTGACCAGTCTGGCCGCCAACGTGGCGGCGTGCTATCTCTACAGCCTCTCGAATAACACATGGGACCGGGATTAAGACTATTGATCTGGGGATTCCTGGTCGCTATCGCGTATTGGCCTGGAATCCTTAGTGCCGCGTTTGTGCCGCGTTGGGCCGTCGTCGCAATCGGCGTCGCGCTTGTCGGCAAAATCGATCCCCGTGCGCTGACAAGGCCGATTTTGTGGTTGCTCGTGGCGGCGCTGACCGCTGCGGCGCTGTCAGTTCTGCAATCACCGGATCGGCGCGGCGGCCTTCTCGAACTTTTCTATTTCGTGGCATTCGCTGGCGTTTTCGTGGTCTCATCGGGCTTCCAGAGCATCACACCGGCTCTCCGTGGGCTATGTGCGGGGTTAGTCCTGTCCTCCGTGCTTTGCCTTTGGCAGTTGTCCGGCTGGTCGGTAGTGCCGCAAGCGTCGGTCCCGGCCGGATTGTTCTTTAGCCGCGAGGTTTTGGCGGAGTTTGCCGCGCCGCTCCTGGTCTGGGCAATCGTCCGCCGCGAGTGGCTCTGCATCCTGGCGGCAATCGTTCCGGTGGCACTATGCGACTCCCGAGTCGCATTTGCCTCGGTCGCGGTCGGGTTACTAGCGGCGTGGCGCGTGCCTTGGCAGACCAAATGTCTGACATTGGTGCCGATCGCGCTCGCTGCTGTTGCGATGTTATTCGTGTTCGGTGCTGAGAAGTTTTCGACCGGCGGCTTGCGTATGGTGCTTTGGGGTGCCACCGCCATGGCGATCCGACCTTGGCCGCAGGGCTTGGGCTGGTTCCTCGCGGTGCATCCGAACGAACAATTCGCCCACAGCGACCTGCTGCAAGTCTTGGCCGAGTTCGGCGTCATCGGCGCGCTGCCGCTCCTGGCAATCTTCGTGCTGATGCTCAAATATGGAAATGGGGAACGGGGCGAACGTGCCGCATTTGTGGCTATTTCCGTCGAGGCCATCGTCTCTTTCCCGCTCCATGTTCCGGCGACCGGCTTTCTGGCTTTCCTGCTTGCGGGGCACTTGGCTCGCCGTCGCATTGGCGTTTGCGATCACGAATATGGCGGCCGAATTGACGCTGGCGCCGATCTTCTTCGGTCCCCCGATAATGGGATCGGAAATCATGCTGCGGGCAGATCTGGCCGTCGCGCTTTTTCCCTTTGAGCCGCGGTTGCGCGGGACGCGCCGTTGGTTACGGCAAGCGATCGAAAGGAGTGATAAATGACTGAAAAGCAAATAGAGCAAATCGCGAAGGGCATCGCCGCGCGTTTTCATGATATCGGTGCCGTCCTGGCGGATAGCCCACGCGGGCCGGGTATCTCTATCAGCGATTTAGTTCGCGCTGTCTTCGACGAACGGAAACGGATAAAATAAATGCCGCCGGTCAGCGAAGCGCAGCGCCGCCTGATGTGGTGGGCGAAGAATAATCCCAAGGAAGCCAATAAGCGCGGCATCAAGCCCGGCGTCGCCAAGGAATTCACTGCCGCCGATGAAGGCGGCAAGCTGCCAGCGAAAAAGAAAGACGGCAACCGTTCTGAGAAGTGGTACGGCAAGAACAAGTGAGACGTTATCCGCTGCGTCGGCGTCCCTACGGGGTGATCATCCTGACAAGGAACGAGATATTATGGCGAAGTCAAAGAAATGGATCAAGGGAGCAACAGAAAACGCTCATGGACAATTCCGGAGGAAGGCCGAAGAAGCTGGAATGTCCACCAAGGCTTTCGCCCGAGAGAAAAAAGACGCTGGTGGCTCATTAGGCAAGCAAGCCAATCTCGCGCTCAATTTGATGGGCGCTTCCGGCGCCATCAAGAAGCCGAATAAATCCCGCTCCGAAAAGTGGTATGACCACAAAGGC